CCCCATGACCAGCCAATGGCCAAGCGCCGACAAAAGCACTTGCGATAAATAGGAGGTCAGCCATTAACGTTGCCCTCCAACTACGAGACCGACCGCAAGTAATACAACGATGAAACCGACAAAAATCATCAGCCAAAGGCTATCGAGTTTTGCCATGAGTTCGATAAATTGCGCGTCGGTCATAATGCGTTACCTACTTAGCGTTTTGCGTTTGTAGGGCAGGTAAGCGGAACAGGTTGTTGTTGCTGCCTGAGATGGTTTGCCCGTCAGGACGGGTGAAGCTGAACTCTTTCTGCTCAATCCAGAAGTCGATCTCTTTGTCGATAATAGACTCGAAGCCTTTGCCGTTACCCGCTTCGCGCCATTGGTCAGGGTTCACCTTAACCTTGATAACTTGCGATGGTTTTTTAACGGACAGCAACAACTCACCGCGCACGATAACTTCGCCTGTTTCGCGGTTGTTGAAACTGGTTTGCTGGATGTCATCGACATCTAAAATTCGTCCTTTGACTATCATGATTTTGCCCTTGCGTTGTTGTTAAGTTCGGTTGATCCCTTTGGTTTTGAAAGTGGCGACAGTTAATGACACAAGTCCAAGGCCACCCAACTACTGTCGAGGTCGGGCTGCGCCCAACCCCAACAGCAGTCAGGTGGCAGAGCGTCCACGCTGTAAACATCATCACCACATAAAACCGACGGTTCGATACTCGGCATATCAAGCATGAACGCGCATTCTTCCTGCATTCGTTCGTATTCTTCTTGCTTCATGGCGTAGTATTCGAGTTCGTCTTGAAGCGTTTCAAATACGAGGTTGGTGCCGCTCATGATGGAGCGCATACCGCGAATGAATTGTTTCTTGTTGGCGAACTTCCATTCCTTAAAGCGAGTTTTGATGATCTTGCCTTGGAACAGAATGCCTTCGATGGCCGCGCTCATTTCATCCCCGTATCGGGTTTGGCGAAGTAGGCCAGTCACATCGACTTTTTGGGCGTAGGCGGTTTTCACCGTTTGGTCTTTACGACGTACAAGAACGCCGCCCATCGCTACCACAAATCGTTTAAAGTCACCGTCGTCAGCTGCGCGGCGAATAGACTCAAGGACAAAGTGCTCATCCTTGGAAAGTTGATTTCCTAAAATCACAGCGTCATCCTCTTTGAACTCTTCTCTAAAGCGGCGCATTTCACGCCAAACGGTCACTGATGGACCGCCATAAAATTGAAATTGTCGAATGCCGTTTAGACGGTTGAACGACACCACTGAGTTAGCCGCCTGTTTGCCTGATTGGTCAGTGTCGCGGTCTTTCTGGATGTGTTCACCGTCTATATTCTTTGATAAGTACTTGGCCACGTAGCCAACCGCGCTACCTTTTTCAAAGTCGATCTCTTCTACCTTGAAGCGGTACTTCTTCGCGCCTTTTTCATTAGGCGAATCACGCAATGCATGGTGATGAAGTAGGGAAGTCACGGTTTCTTTATCTTCGGGCTGCATGAAGTACAACATGTGGTTGTGTGGCGTGCCGTCGTGATGTGGTTCGACGATACGCAGTCCATACAGCTTGATTTTGGCTTTGTTTAAATCCTTGCGGAACGCATCGGACACGCCCATTAGGTATTGGTGCGCATCAACGGCGCTCGGTTTGTTGGCCGCTTCCCATGCTGGGTTAACGTCGTCACCCGAATAAACGTGAAAGCGGCTAGGGGCTGTCACCGTGTAGAACATGGCCACGTGTCCCGATTCTTGAGCGATTTCTTCAAAGGCGCGAAGACGCACGAACATTTCAGCGCGTCGAATCATTGGGTTTGATGTGGACTTGGCCGCGAGCTCTTGAAGTGTGAACCATGTTTCTGGGTCGTCATCCAGATAACAAACCGTGTTAATCAGGGCTTGCTCGGTGTCGGATTTACGCTCTTTGATAACGTTGACGGAATGGCTCGAACAGTAGGCATCTTGCGACTTGTGAACGAGCAGCAAATCACGCGCGACGTTCTCCACTTCAACAAAGTAGGCGCGGCGAAGTTGGCGGCGCAGCCAGATGTCACAACAAGCGCGATTGCAAAGGGATTCTAAGTCGTCGTTGTTTTCTTTTTGCTCGATTAAGCTAGAGCGAAACGATAGGCCAAGCGAGCCAATCAGCTGTTGAGCCTTTTCAAATCGCGCATCAATGTCTTTAATTTTAAGGAGTTGACGTGAGAATGCGCGAGCCTTTGCCTTGGCTAGCTCGACAATTTCCTCGTCGTTTCTGGTATAACGCACTCCGTTACGGCGTAACCGTTCGTCGGCAGATTGTACCGCTTGTAGTGCGGTGAAGTAGTCTTTGCGCGCTATGATGTTGGTAAACGCGCGAACCATGTGTTTGGCAAAGTCACCATGACGGCGAGTTGCTTTGAACAGTGCATCACATGGGTTTGTGTATTGGCGTTTAGCCTCGGCATCGAACTCGATTGAGTGGATCGAATTTAAGATCGCGGCGCGAACACTCGGACGCGGAAATTGTGGTTTGGTATGGTCGCGGTAATCGACTGGACGCTCGAACTGGTTATCGTAGCAGGACGCATCAAATGGGCGCATTGGGTCAGACACAGGAACAAAATCAATGTATTCCTGTTTGCCTGATGCTAAGTCGTAAACCAGTTCGCGAGCCATACTTAACGACCCTCAGTAATAGAATTAGAGACTGAACTCAAAACGGTTTTGCATGGTGTTAGATTGAAATGGTTGCAAAACTGGGTGTATTCGATGTGCGTATCAAACTCAATGACGAGTGAGCCGCCAGCGATGCGTAAAGTAGGAAACTTAAAGCCTTGTTCATCTTCACGAACGCTGTGGCCAAGTTCGAGAGGTTCAAAGTTCGAGTAAACAGAGACATTACAAGAATCGGATTGCGCAGTGATGGCAAACCAGCACTCAGAGTTAGCGCCGTTAAAACCAAACTCAATGCCATTGCATACAATAGAGTTATCGAGAGATTCCGTTTGACGCTCGAACATAACAACCACCTTGACCAGTTGAGGGATTGACCGCCAAGAGCGAAAGCGTCAAGGGCAAACGCCCAAGGCAGTCAAAATGATGAATTACGATTAGGTGTAATTCCGATATAACGGAAGACTAATTCCGTTTTAGCGGAAGTTCAAGATACGAAATTTCGGAATAAATGAGCTAAAATCAAGAAAACGGAGGAAGTCGCATGTATCAAAGTAAGCTGTTAGATGCCTACAAAAAGGCACAAAACTATGTACAAGACAAACAAATAGCACATGACTTAAACGTACAAGCGTCTCGAATTAGCGAAATGCGCAAAGGTGCTCGCTATATATCTGATAATGAAGCAGTTTTTCTCGCCGAAGGCGCAGGAATTGACAAGGAACTCGCATTACTGGGATGTCACGCTGATCGCAACGATAATCCGAGCATAAAAGCGGTATGGGAAAGCATTGCAAAAAAGTGGAATAGCCAAGGATTACAATTACTTGGCGTGGGATTAGTGGCGTTGAATTTGGGTTCTGTGGCGGTTACAGAATCATTATCTCAGTGCGCATTATATCTGGGTTATGTTTAATGCATAACTAGTTGATATTTAAATTAATTAATACATTTCAAGCACTGCTAGATAGCCGCCTAACTAACACTATAGTAGCGGAAATCAGCGTTTTGTTGTCATTGTTATCATTAGTTATTAAAAATATGATTTTTGTCCCATTTATTAATATGAGACATGGATCACATGAATAAAAATATAAGAGAAGAATTACATAGTTACGACATTTACGTAAATCAAGTTTCGGATCTCTTTCTTTGGCATTTTGATAGTTTTGAAGAGGCGGGGAAGTTCTTTGGCGTAACAGCCAGAACGGTACAGAACTGGCAGAAGAAACGTAATTGGCCTACGGCAGTGGTTAGGTTGTTATTGGTCATGCATCGTGGGTATTTGCCACCAAGTAAAGCATGGCGCGGATTTCGGATTCGAGGCGATAAACTCTATACACCAGCAGGACGCGAACTGTCGGCTTATGATCTTCAGGAGTTGGACATTAGAGTAACGTTAGGTCAGAACGTGATTCAGTTTAGGCGTAAAAAAAAGAATACTAACCGTCGCCCGTACTTATTGTGGAAGTTTAGAAATAGGGCGCTAATGCGCCCTAGGTAAGCTAGATTGCTATATGATAAACACTAGAGATTATTGATATAGAGCCAAATATTAGAGGTAAATATAACTCGGAAAATAATAGCCTTTTCTTGGGGACGCCAAATTTTAATATTTCATTTCTAATATTTGTGTACGCTCTATTGTTTTCATCTAATTTTTCATTCACATCGTTTAACCAGTTTTGAACTACTTCATGAAATTCTAGGTAGAGGTTGTTACATTCATTATATGATTTTATCATTTGATCTAGTTCTTGTTTTTTTGCTATGGGTACTATATTTGATAATCCTTTCATGATGAAGTTGTCTATTTCTAAGTTTATATTCTCAATTGTTTTTTTATCTGGTTGGGTATTGTTTTTCATTGTATTGAAATGGATTTCTAACTGTCTTTTAATCTCATGAATGGCATTAGTACATACCTGTTTAGTGACTTCAGTTTTTTGTTTTTCAATTCTATCTATCTCTGTTCGAAACTCTTCACAAAACTTTGCTATATTATGCAGTTTAGGAATGCTATCATTTAGTTCTCTAATGTAATGCTCTTTATGAGCTGTGGATTCATTGATTTTCGAGATTTTCTCTGAGTTAGAACGTGCTAAGGAGAAGTTGTCTTTAATACACTTTATAGTCTTGCCATCATGTTGTTGACCGATGAATCGTGACTTACAGTTATCAATGGATATATATAACATGACTAATTGATATGTACATGCAATTGTCAGTGTGATAATAATAAAAGACAGATCAACTCCTTTGCTTAATCCAAAGCCGAATATTGATGTGAACGATATATTTTCATTGGTAGATGAAAGGTATATTAGAGTTACAATAGCAAATGATGTTGCCATTAGATTTCGTTTGTATTTTTTTGCACTTTCTGTGAGGTAATCTTCGACACCATCTAAGATAAATATTTCGTGATCTTTGTACTTTATCATTACTACTAGCCTTTGATTTTCTAATTTTATTTTAACTTTAACGATATTAGTGTGGTTTTCTATGATGAGTCAAACTACATTTCAAATCTAAAGGCGCATTATGCGCCTTTTTCTACTTCCGCCAACCGATTCTCAATAGCGGTTATCCGCCCATCATGCTGGCTTAACGTTAGCTTAATCCAACCAATATCCACTTTGATGGCTGCTATCGTGCCAACACTGGAGATAATGCCGGTGATGGCGGCAATGATGAATGTATCCATTACTTACCTTTGAACTTGTGTGAGAAGAACTCCAGCAGGTAACGCACCATTGAGCGCATCCCAAGGACATCGATGACGATGGCGCCGATGACATACCAGTAAGGCTCGGGGATTTTGCCAAGCGCGACAAACCCCGCATCGATGTATTGTGCGTAGTCTGGAAAGAAGCAAAGGATCAACGGTAGGAACAAAACCATTAAGAATTCATCTTTGTAGCCGCGCTCCTTGATGCTGAGCGCATCGAGGTTGGCCGCGTTCTCATCACCACTCGCTAAGCGTTCCATTTTCTTTTCATGCTGCTTGGCCGTGAGCTCATCTTTGCGTTTGAGTTCGTTGGCCTTGTTTTGGTCGTGTTGGCGATAAGTGGCCAAACCGCCAGTGATTAGGCTTAGAATTGCTCCTATCATAGTAGCCCCTGTTTCTTGAGTACTTTCACCGTGTAAGCGGCGAGCACTGCGCCCGCCACGGTGATGAGAATTTTCTTCGCATCTTGTTTGTTCATGGCCACGCCTTACGCTAACGCAATGCCATCATTGATCACTTTGCTTGAATACGGCTGAACGCCGTTTTCATGCTGGATAATGACTCGAATGAGCTTTTCGTAATGTTCGCGGCCAATAGGTTCAAGACGTGACACTTTGAGAACCTTTTCAGCGTGGGCGATATAGGCGTCGGTGTTGTTCTCGTGAGGCGGAGCCCAACGGCTAATGATGCCCTCAACGGTATTGATCCCGTATTTGGTTTGATAGGTATTAAGAATACGAGCAATCGCTCGAATGCCATGTTCAGGCTTATCAAAAATAATGAATCGTCCGTCGCTGCCGCGATGGCCACGCCAGTCAATGCCGTTATCTTCGATGTTGCCAGGATTGTTATTTCTGATACCTCTCGGCATGAGTGAATCTCCTTTAGTAGAAAGAAAGTAGAGCGCCAGCAGTGTTAAAGCGATGGCTTTGATGTTCATTGCTGCGGCTCTGTTTGTGTTTCAGGTAGTGGTTCAACAGGGACTTCAACAAAGTGACCATTGTCGAAGCGCTTGCCCAAAATAGAGCTGTCATAGGTTTCAAGGTGATGCGCGCTTTCTTCTATTGGATCAAACGACATCACTGAAATCACGATATTTTCTGAGTTGAGTTTGAAGCTAGACAAGTTCGATTACCTCCCAGTAAACGTCATAAATTCGACTGTATGTTGAGTCATTGACTACCCGCACTTTTACAGTGCTTTTGTTATCAATGGTTAAATCAAAGCCGTGAGGCAGTTGTGAGCCAGTAACGCGAACAATGGTTTTATCGACGTTAACAATTGGTATTGTTACTAACTCCTCTCGAGCATATTTCGGGATTCTCACAACGCCTTTATAGATATTTTTGATTGCACTGGTTGGAAGCTTTGAAAGCTCTGTACTTGTATGCTCATTGATTGTCTGAACTTCGGAGTTAACTTTCAAAACATCCGAAGCAATCTGAGCACTTTTGCTATCGAGTGTATCGATGCGGGTCTGTACTGTTTCAATAACTTGGGTAACGTTCTCGCTGTTAGCGTTGAGCTTCGCCTCTAAGCTGCTTTGCATTTGAGCTAACAGCGGCGCAAGGTTAACAGGGTTAGAAATGATCATTCGCACACCTCCAATACGGCCACCGTGGCAGCGGTGTTTGATGTGTTATGCACATACACCGCCGCCGAGCTGTTAACAGTAAATGCCGCAGGGTTTTGTATCGAGCCAGAGAGCAGAGCACCAGAGCCCGCGTTGACGGAGCTGTTACCTATGCGCAATGTGGTCTCCAGTTCAGAAATCACCTGAATGGCGGTTTCTTTTCGGTTGGTGCGCTCGCTCGACACTTTAAGTGTGCTGCCTGCCTCAATCGTTTGGTCGGCAATGGTGAACAACTGACTTGGCGACATAGGATCAACTTTGAGGCCGTCGACCACTCGCACCGAGGCTTCAAACTGGATCGGCTCTATGATGCGCTGAATGATGACGTTTTGTTGTGCTTGGTTAATGACGTTCAAATCACTGATTTGATAAGAGACTGTG